TTGAAGCTGCTCGTTACGAAGTTGTCGACAAGACTGATATGTCTTTGCAGCAGTTGATTGACAACATCATTGAAGTCTATCTGAGAACCCTCTACAAACTACGCTTCTTGGCGTGAGGTAAATATGGCCGCGACGTACAAATATTTAACGGCATCGGCTAACGTCAAGCCGATGGGTGGCAAGCTCAAGGGCATCTTCGTATCTGCCGCCAGCAGTACACCTACGATTACGGTGTACAACAGCGCAGCCGCTACCACGACCGACACGATTGTCGGGGTATTTACGCCAACTGGTGCAACCAGTTATGTGTTTACCGGCGACGAAGGTGGGGTTTACTTTAGCTCCGGCCTGTATGTTGTGATTAGTGGAACCGTTGCAGCAACGGTTTTCTTTGAGTAAAGCATGGCAAATACAACGATTACGGCACTACCGTCAGCGACTACCCCGCTTGCGGGAACCGAAGTCGTTCCTATTGTCCAGAGCGGCGTAACTAAAAAGGTTGCGGTTAGTGCGATTGGTGGTGGCTCGGGTACAGTCACCAGCGTATCGGTTGCTACTGCAAACGGTCTGGCTGGTTCCGTTGCTAGTTCAACGACCACGCCAGCAATTACGCTTTCAACGACGGTTACCGGGGTTCTTAAAGGCAACGGTTCGGCAATTTCTGCCGCAACTGCCGGAACTGATTATCTTGTACCCCCGTCTGGAACGTCCATTCTTAAAGGTAATTCTGGTGGGGCGCTGGCAAATGCTGTAGCCAATACAGACTATCAATCTCCGATTGCTTTGACAACTGTTGGAACCAGCGGCGCAGCTACGTTTAACGGCACTACGCTAAACATTCCAAATTACGCCAGCGGCGGCGGGTCTGGCACGGTCACTAGCGTTGGTATTTCTGCTCCAGCGTTTTTATCTGTTGGTGGTTCACCAGTCATATCATCTGGAACGCTTGCGCTAACGTACTCAGGTACTGCGCTGCCAGTTGCCAATGGTGGTACAGGCCAAACGTCTGCGACTGCAGCGTTTGATGCGCTTGCCCCAACCCAAACGGGCAATTCTGGCAAATACCTGACAACCAACGGTTCAACAACGTCTTGGGCTACGGTGTCTGGTTCTGGAACCGTAACAAGCGTCGCACAATCGTTTACCGGCGGTATTGTTTCTGTTGCTGGTTCGCCAATCATATCGTCTGGCACGTTGGCTTTGACCGTTGCCGGAACCAGCGGCGGCGTCCCTTACTTTTCAAGCGGTACGACTTGGGCATCTAGCGCAGCACTTGCGTCTAACGCGCTTATGGTTGGTGGTGGAGCTGGAACGGCCCCATCAACAGTCACAACAGGAACGGGTGTTGTTACGGCATTGGGTGTCAATACCGGATCTGCTGGTGCTTTTGTTGTTAACGGTGGGGCGCTCGGCACGCCGTCGGGCGGCACGGTCACAAACCTGAGCGGGACGGCCAGCATTAACATCAACGGTACAGTTGGTGCAACAACGCCAACAACCGGCGTATTTACAACTGCAACCGCTCGATCAACCGCAGTACAAGATTTTGTTGCATTGCAAGGTCGTGCTGGTGGAACGAATAGCTACGGTGTAACGCTTACCCCAACGACGCTGACTGCCAGCCGCACGTTAACGCTGCCAGATGCCAGCGGAACAATTCTGCAAAGCGGGACAACAGTTACGGTTGGGCAAGGTGGTACGGGGGCGTCCACACTTACGGGTGTTTTAAAAGGTAATGGCACTAGCGCATTTACTGCCGCCACTTCTGGTACGGATTATTCGGCAGGTACAAGCGCCCTTGCAACAGGTATTGTCAAATCAACAACCTCTACTGGAGCGTTGTCAATTGCTGTTGCCAACACAGACTACCAGTCTCCGATTACGCTTACAACAGTTGGTTCTAGCGGAGCCGCGACATTTAACGGTACTACGCTTAATATTCCGGTATACACGGGCGGTGGTTCTTCTGGCCCCATCCTTGAATCCTACCAAACCATCAGTTCCAACTATTCCCTAACCTCTGGCTCTAATGGTTTTAGTGTTGGGCCTGTATCTGTGGCGACTGGCGTTGCCGTAACTGTACCTACGGGCCAAGTTTGGCTCATCGCTGCTTAAAGGATCAATCATGAGCGCAATCAAACTTCAAGGCAATGCCAGCAATACTGGTACTTCAGTTTTGCAATCGGCAAATATTTCAACCACGGTTACCCAGACGCTTCCAACTGCTGATGGGCAGACGCTTGGTTATCTCAACGCTCCTCCGGTTGGGACCAAAAGCGCTTCGTATACATTGGTTGCTGCCGATGTTGGAAAATATGTCCAACTTACAACTTCTGGCGCGATTGTCATCCCCGCATCAGTTTTTGTTGAAGGCGATTTAGTTGTAATTTACAACAACACCAGTTCAACCAAAAGCATTACTTGCTCGGCAGTAACTGCTTATCTTGCTGGTGGTACGGGTACTGCTGTAACGTCAGCAACGATTGCAATCCAAGGTGTTGTCACCGTTCTGTTTAGTTCTGCCACCACTTGCGTCCTGACGGGCAACGTGTCATGAGTGGGATTATGCTTGCTGTGTTGGGTGGGAAAGCTGGTAGTATAGCACCTTCAACCGTTGAATATCTTGTTGTTGCTGGTGGTGGCGGTGGTGGTGCTGATCTCCTTGTTAGTAGATGCGCCGGAGGCGGTGGAGCTGGTGGATATTTAACTGCAACCGGATATGCAGTAACCGTAGGAATCCCAATAAACGTAACTATTGGTGGGGGTCAACCCGGAGGTAATGCCACATTAGTCACGGGTACAAGCGGTTCGCCTTCTGTTTTTGGTTCTATTACTGCAACAGGCGGCGGCGGTGGGGGTGGACACGCTTCCAGTTCTCCGTATCAACCGGCTCCATTAACTGGCGGTTCTGGTGGCGGTGGATCAAACGGGATCGCGGGAGTGGCAGGAACTTCAGGGCAAGGTAATGCAGGTGGAAATGGGGGACCTAACTCATCGCCATTTTGCGGTGGTGGCGGTGGCGGTGCGGGCGGTGTTGGAGCGGATGGTTCTACGTCGGGTGGGAATGGCGGTGCAGGACTTAATTGGAATAGTTTAGGGACGTTCTATGCTGGCGGCGGTGGCGGTAGTTGCGATAGTTCGGGCACTGCTGGAAGTGGTGGTTCTTCAATTGGCGGGAATGGCGGTAAATCTCCTAGCACGGGTGGAAACGCATCACCAGCTAACAGGGGTGGCGGTGGTGGTGGTGGTTCAACAACCGGCGGATCTGGAAGTAGCGGTATTGTGATTGTGCGTTATTTAGAGACGTTTGCTCCCGCAGCATCTGCAAGTGTTTCTCCAACAACATCTGGTGGTTATCGGTATTACACCTTTCTCGCTAACGGTTCAATTACGTTCTGAGGCACAACATGGCTCATTTTGCAAAACTGGATCAAAACAATGTTGTGCTTGAAGTTAATGTTGTTGACAACAATTACTTGCTTCAAGACGGCGTTGAATCAGAAGCCAAAGGCATCCAATTTCTTATAGATTGGTCTGGCGGGTATTCCAACTGGAAACAAACTAGCTATAACTCCAAAATTCGCAAGAACTACGCTGGCATTGGTTACACTTATGATGCAACCCGCGATGCTTTTATCCCGCCACAACCGTTTCCGTCTTGGGTTTTGAACGAAGATACTTGTCTGTGGGAGCCTCCTGTCGCCTATCCAACGGACGGCCAGCCATATCAATGGGATGAGGCAACAACTTCTTGGGTTGCACTCCCAACCGAATAATGTAATATAACCGTACCGGCGCGGATCACCGGGGAATCTCAGGATTCAAAATGTCCGAAGAAGTAGTAGCGATTGAAGCGGAAGTAGCGCCCGCGCCGGAACTGGATGTCACGGCGACTCCAGAACCTGTAGATACGCCGGAAGTTGCGACCAAGACCTTCACACAAGAAGAGCTTGATGCAGCAATCCAAAAACGTCTAGCAAGAGAACAGCGAAAGTGGGAGCGTGAGCGTCAAGCACCGCCGCCCGTTGCCGTTGATGTCCCGCCTGTAGATCAGTTTGATTCGGTTGATGCGTATGCAGAAGCCAAGGCAATCAAGTTAATCGAGCAGCGCGAACAGCACCGCCAACAGACGGAGATTCTTGAGGCATATCACGAGCGTGAAGAAGAGGCTCGGACCAAGTACGATGACTTTGAACAAGTCGCGTACAACCCGACTCTCAAGATTACGACCGTGATGGCGCAAGCGATTCAAGCCTCTGATGCTGGCCCTGATGTAGCTTACTACCTTGGGTCCAATCCAAAAGAGACAGATCGTATTTCCCGTCTTAGCCCGATCTTGCAAGCCAAAGAGATTGGACGCATTGAGGCTAAAATAGCCAACGATGTTCCGGTCAAACGTACTACGTCCGCGCCCGCACCTATTAGTCCAGTAACTGCAAGAACTTCAGGCAATCCTAGTTATGATACGACCGATCCCCGGTCGACCAAGACCATGACTACCTCGGAATGGATTGAAGCAGACCGGCAGCGGCAGATTAAGAAACGGCAAGCTCAGTATCGCTAACTCTTTTTAGGAATTACCATGTCAAATAGCATTCTTACGATTGACATGATCACTCGGAAGGCTCTCGAAATCCTCGAGAACAACCTTGTGATCACCCGTAACGTCAACCGCCAATACGATGACTCCTTCGCTGTTGAAGGTGCCAAAATTGGTTCGACTCTGCGTATTCGTCTGCCTGACCGCGCTCTGGTAACTGACGGTGCTGCCCTGCAAGTTCAGGATGACAACGAGCAGTTTACCACCTTGACGGTTTCGACCCAAAAGCACATCGGCGTGAACTTCACTTCTGCCGAATTGACCATGCAGTTGGACGACTTCGCAGAGCGCGTTCTCAAGCCGCGTATCTCGCAGTTGGCTTCCAGCATTGACGCTGACGTTGCAAATGCGTACAAGAACATCTACGCATCGGTTGGTACTCCCGGCACGACTCCAGCTTCGTCGTTGGTTCTGTTGCAAGCTCAACAGAAACTGAACGAAGCCGCTGCTGTCATGGACCCACGTTATGCAACGGTTAACCCCGCTGCCAACGCTGGTCTGGTCGAAGGCATGAAAGGTCTGTTCAACCCAACAGATACCATCAGCAAGCAGTTCAAGAACGGCATGATGGGAACTGGTGTTCTTGGGTTTGACGAGATCAATATGTCTCAGTCGATCAAGCAGCACACCACGGGTAACTTCCCTGCTTCCCCGATTGTTTCCTCAAGTGCTACGTTTGTTGAAGGTCAATCGACCCTCGCCATCACGTTCACCAGCGGAACCAAAACGGTCAAACAAGGTGACGTGTTTACCATCGCTGGTGTGTATGCCGTTAACCCACAGACCCGTGAGTCGACTGGTTCGCTTCAGCAGTTCGTTGTGACCGCTGACAACAGCGTGACCTCCGGTACTGCAATGACCTTGGCAATTTCTCCGGCGCTTTATACGTCGGCAAATGCTTTGGCAACCGTTGATTCGTTCCCTGCAACTAGCGCAGCCATCACGTTCCTTGGAACTGCATCAACCCAGTATCCACAGAACTTGGTCTACCACAAGGACGCAATCACGTTTGCTACGGCTGACTTGTTGCTGCCGCAGGGTGTTGATATGGCTGCTCGCGCAGTACATAACGGTATTTCGTTGCGTGTCGTGCGCCAGTACGATATCAATAACGACCGTCTGCCATGTCGTATTGACGTTCTGTATGGCTTCTCAACGATCCGTCCACAGATGGCTTGCCGCCTCTGGGGTTGAACCTCTTTTTAAGGAAATATCATGGCTCTCCCTAATGGCGCAGGTGGTTACCAAGTCGGTGACGGCAACCTGAATGAAGTTATCCTCGGCTACCAAG